CCGGGTGGATGACGTCCGAGCCGACGGCCATGGTGTAGTTGCGCACCCGGCTGGAGTCCAGGCCCAGCACGTCGGCCATGTCGCCCACCCCGGCGCGCATGGCCTTGTAGGCTTCCTGGATCGCGTCGGACTGCTTCTTTCCCTGGGCGATGTCCGCGCCGTAGCGGTCGTTCAGGAATTTGATCTGGTCCTGCAAGAAGGTGACGCGAGACGACTCGCCACGGCCCGTGTTGCGCAAGTCGTCCAGCTCGGACTGGTACTCCGCGATCTGCCGTGCCGGGTCCTTGGTGCGGTAGCTCGGGCCGCCGAAGAGCGTGCCGCCGGTGCGCCAGAGCTGGTAAGTCGAGAGGTCATCTCCGCCCAGCGTGCCCTGCAGGCCGCCGCCCACGATGCGGTTGGATGCGAAGGCGCCGAAGGCGTTGGCCACGACCGCAGCAGCGGCGAGGAATGCGCCGGCGGCACCGGCCGCGCCCATCGCGCCGCTGGAGCCCGCGCTCGCCCCGGTTGCGCCCGCGCCAGTGCCCACCCCGGCCCAGCCGCCGTTGCCAGCGATCAGGGCGCCGAGGCTGTCGCCGCCCAGCATGCCCACGCCATTTGCGTAGGCCAGGCTGGCGGTACTTGCGCCTGCGCTGTATCCGCCCCAAGCCTGGGCGATGGCGCTGCCGACACCGTAAACCTGGCGCGCCGAGTTTGCCGCCCCCAGGATTCCAGAGCCACCACCCGCACCGCCGCCGAGGCCCACGGCATTCAGCACGCCGCCCACGCCGATCTGCACCAGCGGCTGCAGCACCAGCGTGGCAAACAGCCTTTTGAGGTACTGCGCCGCGTCCTTGCCGCCACCCATGATGTAGTCGGCCAGGGTGTCGCCGATCAACTGAGAGGTCTTGTTCCAGTCCTCTTCCACGACCTTGGAGACGGCGGCCTGGCTCTCGATCTGCTTCGTCTCGAGCGCCTTGATGCGAGCCGCCTCCTTGGCGCCATCGCTTGCGTCGGACTTGTTGATGCGCTCCAGCTCCTTGGCGTACTTCAGTTCGACCTGGCGTAACGCAACGACTTTCTGTCGCTCCACCGCAGACAGGCCAATCAGACGCGCCTCGTCCTCGTAGAGCGCGGCAATATCCTGGGCTGCGCGCAGCTGCCCCTCCATCTGCTCGGCGAGCTTGAGGTCGGCGATTTTCGTTTCCGCCGCGCCAAGGCGCTCCACAGCCGCGATTCGCTCGTTGATGCGCGCGATCTCGTCTTGAGAGGCTTTGGAATCGATAGACGCGAGAACGGCCTTCCGGTCTTCCAAACGTGCGACGGTCAGAGCCCGAAGTTCAGTGGCCGTCTTTCCGTAAACCGTTGCTTCGTCTTCGAGCGCGCGGGCCTTTGCGTTGATGCCCGCAATTTCCTCAGCGATTCGCGCTGCTTCCTTGTCGCGCTCGCTTTCAAACTTGCGCTGCGCCTGCGCCACGGCCAGCCGGCGCTCAGAGGCGTCCAGCTGCTCCAAGATGGCCTTGGTCTCTGCCTGGTGCGCGGCGGTCATCTTGCGCGAGCCCTCGCCCAGTTCGGCCGCCAGCTTCGCGCGCAGCTTCTGCGCTTCGTTGAGCTTCGCCCCCGAGGCGATTTCCTGCTCGTTCTGCTCCAGCCGCGCCTTCACTGACGCGATCAGGGTGGCGTAGGCGCTCTGCTCCGCCTTGGCCGCTGCCGCACCACCACCCTTCTTGGCATATTCCTCGCGGATCTTCGCCAGACGTTCGTTGATCTCGGCCTGGGACTTGCCTGCGGCGGTGCCTTCGTTGCGCGCCTGGGTGAGGTCGCGCTCCAGCTTGGCCGCATCGGAAAGGTACTTCGCCCCATCCTTGTCCCAGGCCTGCGCGGCGCGCATCTGGTCAGCACGTTCACGCGCAGCGTCGGCGGCGGCCTTCTCGGCGAACGTGACGCCCTCCAGCGCCGCGGCCTGGGCGCCGAGCCCTGCGAGCCGGTCGCGCAGCTGCTGTTGAGCTGCGACGTTGAGCGTGCCCTTCCCGGTGCCGATCGCGGCCCCGCCCTCGGTAGAGCCAAAGCCACGCCCGGAGTCCAGCTGCTTTTCGACGGCGGCGATCTCGTCGCGAACTTGCTTGAGCCGGTCCTGCGTAGTCTGGGCGCGCCCGACCCCGAGCATGTTGTCCCACGCCTTTTTGGCCGAGTCGGCCACCGACCTCCAGGCGCGCTCGATGCCGCCAAGGTTGCGTTCTACCTCAGCCGAGCGCCCGCTCAGCGCGTTGGCGTACGCTTCCTGCGCTACGCGCGCCGCCTCTGCGGTCTTGCCCTGCTCCTCCAGGCTCTTGATCTGGCGATAGGTGCTCTCCGTGAGGAAGTTCATCCCCTCGTTGAGCTTCAGCACGCCCGAGAGCGGCTCATTGCGCAGCGAGGCGAACTGCTCCGCCGTCTTGCTGACGGCCTGGCCCGTGGCGCGCTCGTACTGCACAGCGGCTAGGCCAGCGTCGCGCAGCACCTCGGCGGAAACCTTGCCGGAGGCGGCGAGCGCCGTCAGCGACTCTGCGGCCTTGCCCTGCGTGCCCACGATGCCGCTGATGTCCTGGGCGTAGGCTTTCAGCTGGCCCGAGGTCGTGCCGGCGGCGTTGCCGGTCAGGATCAGTGCGTTGCGGTAGCCATCCGCCTCCTTCGAGCCCTGGTTGTACGCAAGCGCGACCACGCCTGCCGCGGCGGCGGCTGCGGTAAATGGGTTGACGAGACCCAGCACGTAGCCGCCCAGCGCCCGTGCGGCATTGCCCGCGCCGCCGAACATGTCTTTGAGCTGGCCTCCCTGCTGCAGGAAGACGGTCAACGGAGCTTGGCCGCCCTGCAGGCTGGTCACGATGTCGGTGAACTGCGCCGGCACGCCGCGGAGCGCGGCAGAAGTGGCCTTGGCCGACATCTCCATCGAGCCCAGCGAGCTGCTCGCGAGCTTCTGCGCCGATTCCGCCTTGCGGAGATCGTCCAGGTAGGGCTTCAGCAGGTCGGCGCTTACCCCGCGCTGCTTGGCGAGCGCCTCGTAGTAGCGCGCCGTGCCCTTCTCGCCGGCCTCCATGGTCGCGGCGGTGCGCTGGATGGATCCAATGATCGACCGGGCCGAGCCATCGACCTTCTGCGCCGCGGCGGGCGCGCCGTCGCCGATGGCGTCGATGCCCTTGGAGGCCCGCTGCCCGGAGCGCTCCACGTCGGCCGCCATGTCGCGCACCTGAGTCTTGATGCTGTCCAGGCCCGGCTTCACGCCAGCGCTGTCAACGCCAAACTCAAGCGACGCTTTTCTCTCGTCAGTGGCCATCTGGACGCCCAAAAGGAAAAGCCCTGCGGGTTGAATCGCAGGGCTTGGAATGTGGGAGCCGCGCGGGGCGGCTCGGCTTACTTGCGCGCGGCGCGCTGGTCGCGCTTCTCGCGCTCCTCGGCCATGGTTTCCAGGGCCTGGTGCTCCATGACGCGCACGTCGGCGTCGAGCTGCTCGGCGTCTTCGTCGCTGAGGCGCATGCGGTCGATGCGCGCGAGCATTACGCCGTGGTCAAGCCCGGTGGGCCCGCATGCGCCGACGCGCCACTGGGTGGCCAGGACGCGGAAGAGCGTGAATGCGGCCTCGTTCTCGGGCCAGACCTCGACCGCCTCTTCCTTGAAGTCCTGCGGCCGGAAGCCCCAGGCCGCCAGCTCATGGTCTGACGGCGGGGACTCGTAGAGGGCAGCGGCGGCGGCCTTCAGTTTCCCAGGCGGCCTTCCACCACCGCGGCGCGGTAGGTTTCCATGATGGCCACGGCGGCGCCGGGCAGCTCGTTCGCCAGTTGGGCGGCGTTGTCGCGGGTCAGTTCCGCGTCCACGTCCCAGCCCTTCAGCACGTCCATCAGGTAGTCGGCGTTCTTCTCGACCGTCTTGTCCATCAGCTCGGCGATGAGCAGTGGCTTGTCGGCCTCCGGCGCGACTCCCGCGTCCTTCGCGATGCCGTCGATCAGCTCGCCGAATTCCTTCTTCGTGCGGTACTTGAAGTCGCACAGGATCACGCCGTCGCCGCCTTCCAGCATGGGGAAGGTGACCTTGCGGCGGAACGATTCGGGACGCTTGCCGAGGATGATTTTTGCCATGATTTTTCTTTCGTCGGGAGGGAAAAAGACCCGCGCCGCTTACGTTCGGCGGGGCATGAGAAAGGCCCCGGAGGGCCTGGTGGCAACCGCGATCAGGCGGTGTAGCGGACGGGCCGGCCCTGCAGGGACAGCGTGGCGGTGACCTGCATCACCTGGCCCTTGGTCATGGTCGGGGTCTCGTTGAAGGAGACGTAGCCGTTGTAGAGGATCACGGAGCCATCGGGCAGCGTGATCTTGATTGCTCGGATGGCGCGGGCTTCGCCAGCCACCTTCAGAGCTTGGTAGCCCGGCAGGGTCGGGTCGTCGCCGATGCCGATCTGGATGGACTGCGCGCTGGTGACCGTGGGCAGTTGGCGCTCGAAGTCCTCTTCCAGGAAGGAAAAGTTCGTGAACTGCTGCTCGCCGCCGCTGGTCGTGAACTCCAGGATCTGCGGGATCTGGGTCCAGACCAGGATCTCGCGCAGCGTGCCGGCCGAGGAACCGGTCGGGAAGCGGTTGACGTCGGTAGTGTCGATGCCGGACACGTCGAGCGCGTTGGTGCCCACGTTCGCCGCCTTGAAAATGCGGTCGGCGATCTTCTGCCAGCCGGACTTCATCTCGTAGAAGGCGCCGTTCAGCAGGCCGTGGGCCGGCGAGGTGATCACACCAGGGTTGCCGTTGGAGATGGACGAAACCGTCTTCACGGCGCCGTAGCCGGTTGCGATTGCGACGGTTGCGCCGTCAGGGAGTTTCACAGCCATGTTGGGCCTTTCAATGCAAAAAGCCCGCGATGCGGGCATTGGTGGGATGCCCTCGCGGGCGGGGATTGGCCCAGGGGCCGGGAATTCAGGAGCGGGCGCCCCAAATGGAATAGCTCTGCAGCGCGCCCTTCAGCACGTCGCCGTCGTCATAGGCGCCGACCGGCTCGCCCTGCGGCGATGCGGTGAGCGCGGTCGCTGCGCACAGGTCGTCTTCGATCTGGCGCAGCAGGTCAATTGCGGCCTTCGGCGTGGCTGCCCAGGCGTTGATCTGCACGTAGGCGTTGCGTGTGCTGGGCGCGGTCTTGTCGAGAAAGCGCATCGACTCGCCGCCGATGTGCTGCCAGGTGATGTACGGCGTGGCCGTGTCGTGCGGCGCGGTGCCCAGAAAGACCCGCGGGCAGCGGACCTTCAGGACGGCGATCAGGTCGGTCTCCAAGCTCATGCAGCACCTGCTTTCGCCATCACGCGGCGGATCAGTTCGGCCTCGGCGGCGTCATAGGCACGGTCGAACGCGCTGGCGGCGCGCCGGACGAATGCCTTGCCGGGCACCTGACGGGGTGTCGGCAGCGTGACGTAGTAGGCGTCCTTCTCGGCCTGCGACGCCCGGCGGCCGGGCTTCTTGCGACCATCCATGCCGGGCCGCACCATCGGGCCCATGCCGTCTGGACGATAGCGGTAGCGCTGCAGGTAGCCGTACTCCACCAGGTGGCCGTGCGGCGCCTTCGCCGCATTCCAGCTGATGTTGTAGACCGCGCTGCCCTTGGCTGACTTCTCCGGGCTGAACTTCTGGTAGATCGATGCCGCCAGGCGGCCAGTCTTTCGACCGATGCCCGCGACGTTGCGCTCCACCTCTTCGTAAAGCACCTGGGCGCCGGCCTGCGCTGCTGGGCGCCGGGCGTCTTCGGCCGCTGCGCCCAGGTCGTCCAGGTATCGGTCCAGGCCGGCCGTGTCCACCGACGACTGGAAGGTGTTACGCCCCTGCGCCATCGATCACCTCGCAAACCAGATCCACGAATTCCCGCCCCGCCTCGTCCGGCAGCACCGCCTTGATGTCGTACACCGTGGAGCCGTGCAGCACGCGCATTCCGGCGGCGATGTCGGCGCGGTAGCGGATGCGGATGGATGTCTTCACGACCGCCGCCTGGGCGTCCGCCTTGATCGCGCCGAGGCCCGACAGGTTGCGGATGTTCGCCCAGGCCTTGGTCACGTCGTTCCAGGCATCCGGCAGGGGCGTGCCCCAGTCGTCGGTGCCTGCGCCCTTGCGCTGGACGGTGATGCGGCGATTCAGGTCTCCGGCTCGCATGTCAGGCCCCGCCGTCGAAGTTGATGTAGGGCACCAGCAGCCATTCGGCGCCCATGGGCACCTCGGCTTTCGGGCCGTCGGTCACCGCCTCGCGGTGCGCGTACAGATGCCCCAGGATTAGCAGCGCGGCGGTGTTGATCGCTTCGTCTGCCAAGATGCCCGTGAGGTCAAGCACCGGCACCGCGTCCGAGTAGACGCGCCGGAAGATCTTCCCCTCGATGGCGAGATAGGCGGCAGCGATCCACGCCTCGATGAGCGCATCCTCGTCGGTGCCGTCGTCCACCCGCAGGTGGAGCTTCGCCGTGGAGAGGTCGATCTTCGGCATGCTCAGTCGGGCTGGTAGGCCTTGACCGGGAAGCCTTGCGCGCGGGCGTACGCCACGGCGTCCTCGTGGGTGTCCACGGAGTCGCCCACGAGCGATTCGGGCACGTCCTCGATGATGTCGTTCGGCTCCCAGCGCTGCGCGCCAAGGGTGATGGCCACCAGCACGCGGCCGGTGATCTTCTTGCCTTTGGCGCTCGGCGCGGCGCCCTGGTCCGGCACGGCCGGCACGTCGGGGCGCTCGGTGGCCTTCAGGGTGTGGTCGATGGTGTCCTTGCCGCCGTTAGCGAGCACCTGCTCGGCGGTGGCCGAGGCCGAGATGCCGTTTTCCTTGCGCACGGCGTCGCCGTTGGCGGTCTTCGGATCGTCGGCCGTGTTCAGCTTGCTGTCGGCGACGGTAACGTCCTCGCCCTTGCCGTTCGGGACGGTGGAGGTCGGGGTGGATGCTTGCTTCGATGCCATGATGGGTTCCTTGAAGTGGAGGGAGGGAGTGCCCGGCCGCAGCCGGGCTGCCGCATCAGGTTGCGGGGTGCTGGTAGGCCTTCACGGCGCCGCCGACGTCCAGCAGGTTGCCGCCCGAGCGGCAGAAGGCCACGAAGCCCACCTGGCCCTTGAGCGTGTACGCGCTGTCAGTCATGCGGAACAGCGTCACGTCCATCACGTCGCGGATCAGGTACTTGCTGAAGTCGCCGAACAGCACCGACTTGGCGCTGGCGGCCGGGGCCGGCATCTTCTGGTTGATGACGATCTGGCGGCCCAGCAGGCGGTCGGGGGCGCCGCCGGGGTTGCCGGTCTCGTAGCCGGGCACGAAGATCGGGCGGCCTTGGGTGTCCTTCAGCTTGCGCAGCGCCTTCAGCGCGTCGTCGTGCATCATGTAGCGGCCCGCGCCACGGTAGATCGGGTCCACCGAGTGCTCCAGGTCGATCAGGTCGTCGTAGGTCAGCGTGGTGACCTGGCCGGTGGCGCCGGTCTTGCCCACGGGCGCCGCCGTGGCGATGCCGCGCGGCTGGCCCGTGCCTGTGCCCACCGTCTGGTGGCGAGCCTGGATGCGGCCCAGGCGCAGGGCCAGCAGGTTGCGGATGTAGGCCTCGATGTCGAACGCCGAGTCCTGCAGCAGTTCGAAGGGCAGCGCGATGGACTTCGAGCTGTACTTGTAGACGTCCAGGCTGGCCTGACCGAAGGTCGTCTCGCCGACCGACACCGTGGCGTTCTGGCCGACGATCTCGCCCTCTTCCGCCGTGGCGTCAGTGGTCGGGAACAGCATTTGCGCACCGGTGGACGTCTGGATAACGGTCGCCACGGAGCGAACGCCGCCCATTTCCTTCATGGCCTGCAGCAGCGTGCGGCTGAATTCGGGGGCCACGGTATAGCCCCCCTCGGAGCCGGTCGTAGTGGACATGGCCGCGCGGATGTCGGGGTTCTGGCGCGCGGCCATTGCCGTGCGCTGGTCTGCAGACAGGGCCGACAGCCCGCCGGTCAGCATGGCGCGCAGCGCGGCTGCTTCGGCATTGGCCGGGTTGGCGCCGCCATCGCGGATCGCGGCGTTCAGCGCGTGTTCGTGTTCCGCCCGCTCGTCGCCTGCGACCTGAGCCACGCGGTTTTCCCGGGCGATCTCGCCGTCGATGGCCTCGATCTCGGCCAGCACGGCGTCCAGCGCCGAGGCGTCGGCGGCCGGCATGCGCTGGTCGGCGGGCGTCTTGGCGTTGAGTTCGGCCGCTGCGCGGGCCTTGGCGTCGCGCTGGGCGCGCAGTTGTGCAAGTTTGCTCATGGGAGCCTTTCAGTGGTTTGACCGCTCGCGCAGGTCGTAGGGACGTAAAAAAGCCGCCTCGGGGGCGGCTGTCTCAGTTGCGCGAGGCGCTTACTGATGGGCGACGCGGGCCAGCATGCTCAGGCGCTGTTGCTGGCGGGCGCGGTGATCTTCGGTGGCAAAAGCGGCGTCGTTCGCCGGCTCAGGCTGGAGTTCTGCTTCGGCTGGCTCTGCCGCTTTCGGCGCGTTGGCGAAGGCGTCGAGCTTCCAGTCGGCGGATGCCTTCACCTTCTTGCCGCCGCTGACGCTGTTCGCGAAGCCGTTGTCCACCGCCTGCTCCGCGGTGAACCAAGTTTCAGCATCCATCCAGCCGCGGATAGCGGCCTCGGGCTTGCCCGTCTTTGCGACGTAGGCGTCGAGCATGCCGCCGTCCACCTTTTCCATGAGGTCGGCGAGCGCGCGCAGCTCGTTGCGGTCGCCCAGCGCCATGCCCTGGGAGTTGTGGATCATGTACTGCGTGCCGGCGCCCATGACCACCTCGTCGCAGACCGCCAGGATGCCGGTGGCGGCGCTCGCCGCAACGCCATCGACCTGGCCCACGAGGCGCACGCCGCGCTCGGAAGCTGCCCGCATGGCGTTCATGATGGCTTGCATGGCGAACACGTCGCCGCCGGGGCAGTTGACGCGCAGCCGCAGTGTGCCGGACTTGACTCCATCGATGGACGGCACCATCTCCTGAGCGCACACGTAGCCGAAGAGCTCGGCCAGCATCCGGCTGCCCACGATGGGGTCATAGAGGTAGACGGTCGTCTCGTCTCCATCCTTGGCCGCAGCCTCGACGCGGGAACGCGATTTGCCATCGGGGCGGCGGTTGTCCAGCAGCAGCTGGAGCAGTTTCATGTTCATCAGGGCTTCCCTTCTGCTGGCGGATCGTTCGCCTTGCCTGGGTTGATCGAGAGATTCGCGTTCGCCGGCAGGTTCTCGCGGCGGCGCACCTCGTCCGCGCCCATCCATGGCTGCTCACCGGCCCGGCCCATGGCGATGCGGTATGCCTCAAACCGGGTCTTCAGGTCGGCCCGCTCCAGCGCCTCCACGATCTGCTCGGCGAAGAACTTCTCGCGCACTGGCCAGAACTTGGAATTGATCTCCTGCGCGCAGGGCGTCAGGTGCTTCTGCAGCGTGTACCGCACGAAGCCCATGCCCTGCTCAGCAATGCCGCTACCGAAGCTGGTCTGCTTGCTGGTGTGGCCGATCATGTGCGGCGGCACGCCCAGCAGGCGGGAGATTTCCTCCACGCTGAACATGCGCGTCGCCAGGATCTCGGCGTCCTTGCTGTTGATCGAGAGCTGGGCCGGCTCCAGGCCGCCGGACAGGATCAGCGGGCCGCGCCCGCCGTTGGACGCCCGGGCCAGCAGCGAGGCCTTCAGTTCCGCCAACTGCGCCTGCGTCAGCCGGTTGGCCGTCTTCAGCGCGTAGTCGATGTTCGCGCCGCCGGTGAAAAACTTGCCGGTGTAGTCCTGGGCGGCAATGGCCGCGCCGATGGCCTCCCGGCCGGCGAAGGTGATCGGGCTCGGGCTGCGCAGCCCGTCGTATCCGAGGCTGGGCAGGTGGATGATGTCGGCGCTGTCGGCCGTGTACGCCGGGCTGCCGTCAATGGGACTCACCCGGTACAGCACCCGGTCCTTGTGACGGAACGGGTCCACCGACAGCGGGTGCAGCGGCTCCATGCCGATGATCCGGGAGCTGCGCACGCTGGAGCGGATGAGCCGGCCGAACCCGTCGCCGTGGAACAGCTTCGAGCTCATCAGGTACTCCCAGAAGGCGAAGGCCGTCCAGCCCTCCGAAGCCTTCTCGTTCAGCAGATACCAATAGTCGTGATCCGCTTTCTCGCGGCTGTCACGCTCATAGATACCCCAGGGCAAGAAGCCGAAGACACCGGCCACCAGCGACACGGCGGCATAGACCACCGACACCCGCATGGCGGTCTCTTTCGTCACCGGCACACCCGCGGCGGACCGGTGGGCCGCGCCCAGCAGGTTTGCCAACTCGGTGATGTTGAGCGTGCCCGTCTCGACCGTGTTCTCGCCCAGCGCAACCAGACCGGCCCGCCCTGCAGCGCCGTCGCGCCCGGCGATCCACTCGCCCAGCACCCGGCTGCCGCGGTCGTGCGCGGTGAGGTTGTAGGTTTCTGCCATCAGTCCAGTTCCATCGAGTAGATCGCCGGGCCGCTCTTGGCTTCGGGATTGAGCGCCATCAGGTAGACGGCATCGAACATCGCCATGAGCGGGTCGATCTTCGCGAACCCGCTGGCCTGTTTCGTAATGGAGATGGCATTGCCGACCGCCACCACCTTCGCATTCCCGACGCACCAGGCCATCAGGGCCTGGCCGCCGTGCTGCAGCTTCTTCCCTGCCAAGTGGCGCTCGGCCGTCTTGATGGCGCCCTGCAGCTGCCACCCCTGCGGGATGCCGACCACCATGGCCGCCTCGATGGGCCCGGGTTCGTCGTCGGTGCCCACCAGCGCGTCGTAGATGCCGCCGAGCCCAGCCCGGTCCACGCCCACCTTGTCCAGCAGGCCGGATTCCACGACCTGCGACACGATGCCCACCACGTCGGCGATGTCCTTGCCCACCTGCGCCGCCAGTACCAGGTCGCCCTGCTTGGCAAAGTCGCGGTAGCGCGATTCCTCCGACTTGCGGCGCTCCAGGGCGATGGGGTGCAGCCAGGCGCGGGTCCAGACCAGCCAGCGGCCGGTTTCAGCCTCGCGCCCAACCACCGCCAGGCCCAGCATGTCGTCCAGGCCGCCGCCGTCGATTCCGACCGTGACCACCTCGCAGCGCTCAAGCAACTCTTCCAGCGTGAACACCGGGACAGCCGCAGCCTCCCAGAAGTCGGCGCCCAGCCAGCGGTCGCTGCGCAGGTTCAGGCCGACTTCCACGTTCCCGTACTTCGCCAGGAAGCCCTTCAGCGACGCCTCGCCCTCGGCCTCCGCCTTGCGGTACTCGCGCTCCAGATAGGCCCGGTCCACGGAGTACCCGAGATTCGGGTTCACCATGGGCAGGTTCTCCAGCAGCCGGGCCTCGCCGCTGCGAACCAGTTCGGGCGGATGCTCGAACAGGATGGGCACGAACTGAGGATCGATGATCTTGCCGTCGCGCACGTCGCGCGCGTACTCCAGCTTTTCCTTGAACACCCCCTGCGGCGGCTCGTCGCTCTGGGTGGTGATGTAGATCGTGAAGCCCTCGGGCCGCGATGCGAGGCCACCGGTGGCCTCCCGCAGCATGTCCTTGGCGTTGGCCTGCTTGCCGAACAGCCACAGCTCTTCGACCAGCACGCCCACCGACTTCTTGCCCGCCGCTGTGTTCGCGTCAGCCGCAATCACCTTCAGCGTGGCGTTCATCTCGCGGTGCGTCAGCGTCTTGATGTGCGTCTGCACATGCACCAGGTCGGCCAGCTCGCCGTCGTCGCCGTCTTCCTCGTAGGTCACCATGTCTTTGGCGGGACCGAAGCTGTTGTGCGCGACCTCCAGGGTGGGCGCCAGGATGGTGAACTCAGCCGACTTCCGCCAGTTGCGGATCAGCATGGTGAGCATGATCGACGCAGCCAGGCCGGACTTGAAATTCTTCTTCGGCAGCATCACGAACCATTCCGTGATCAGCCGCCGGCCACTCTCGGCGTCGTAGGCGCCGAAGATTGAGGCCGCCAAGTCGAACACCCACTGGCCGCTGGCGTCGCCGATCCTCGGGCTGCCGGGCGCGTCCACGATGCGCAGCTCCCGCATGACGGACAGGCCAGCTTCGGCCTCGTCCGGGAAGATGGGGGGCGGGATGATCGACCTACCCGCCCGCAGCCGATCTGCCCAGTCTGGGCATGCGGTCGTCCACTCGGGCATCAGACCCTCTTACCGCCAGCGGCTGCCAGCTTCGGAGGGGCGGCAGAGGCGAACCGGCCCGCGCCGGCCGTCTTCGCCGCAGCCTTGACCTGCTCCTTCTTGCCGCCGTTCTCGGCGCGCCGCACTTCTGCCGACAGGAGGGCCTTGGCCGCGTCGATCCGCAGCTTGTCGGCCACCATGTTGTCGTTCATCACGGTCGCCAGGAACTCGGCGGGCGTCTGCTTGCCGTTCGTGGCAATCGTCAGATCGTCAGCAGGGTCCTTTTTCGGACGGCCAGCCCCAGGACGGGCGCCGCCGCTCCGTCCTTTGACTCCGGGCATGACCTACTCCATTTGATTAATTTGAATACGGGAGAAATTTTCCGCGCGTGCGGAACAGTGCGGTATCCAGGGCAAAGCCTCTCAAGGTTTGACCCACCCCCCTGCCCCTAGCCTGTCCGGCCTGCTCACGATGCCCCTGGGCCACGTCAGGCGGGCTGTGTAGGCTCGATCTGCAGGGATACATCGCGCGTGCATCCGATCACGATCCATCCCTCTGGCGTGAGCGCAGACACCACGCTCACATCAGGGCCCGATGCCACATCGATGGCGGCGGGGCGCAGTGAGCCAAAGATGTCCACGCCTCCCGCCTTGGCAATCGCACGACTCCATGCGTCATCGGCGATCCGAAGAGCTGCCCTGCGCACGATGTCAACGACCACGCGATCTAGCAGCACGTCGGCTATGCGTTCCTGCCCGCGTCTGCGGATGCTTCGGATGGATGCCATGGCTAGGCCCAATGCTTCGCGACCCAGCCCACCAGCAGCACCGGGCCGCAAGCGAACGGCGGGATCAGGAACGCCTTCGCCATCACCTCGCCGAACTTGTCCTTCGTCTTGTCGCCCGCCGTCATGCCGCGCAACGTGCGAGCCACCAGCACCAGGCCATAGGCCTGCCAGATGGTCACCGCGGGGACTGCGAACAGCGGCACCACGAACCAGCCCCACAGCACGGACAGCGTGAGGCCAGCCCAGAAGCCGCCCCACACGATGGACAGCAGCACAGCGGCGAAGCCTCCGAACGAGGCAGCGAGGGCAATGCCCACGGTCAGGTCGTCGCGCTTCGTGAATGCGGTCATGGTCAATCCTTCAGGTGCCCAGCCATCGCCCTCTCCGCCGCCTCGCCCCTCGTCTTGGCGTCATGGCAGTCAGGGCACAGGCACTGGCGGTTGTGGTCGGCGTCCTTGCCGCCCTTCCATAGTGGGACCGTGTGATCCAACTCGAAGGGGTCAGGGGTGCCGGGGGTGATGTCGATCAGCTTGTCGCATCCCTTGCAGTGCGGGCCGTCCCGCAGCCAGATGCGTAGCCTGGCCTCCTGCCTTGCGCGTCCCCGGTCCCGGTGAGTGGCTCCGATGCGCGGCGCTTGCTGCATCCGTGTGGCCTGGGCCATGGGGATGCGGGTGACAGCAGCGGGTATGCGGGGCTTGGTCATGTTCTGGCGCCCATCGGGCTACGGCTCGCGCCGCTGTAGCCTGCCGTCTCTGTGGTGCCAGTCTTGGCCGCAACAGCTTGCGGCGGAGAGTGCACCCGATGCCCGCAGGTGCCCAGCGCTGGCTTGCTGGATGAAGAGGGAAGGAATTGCCGGCCAGGCTGGGCAGGCCACTTGGCCGCGTCCGGTCACCAGTGGTGTCGGAGCGGGCCCTGCCAGCAATCGGTTCAGTCCGCCAGAGCGGGCTGGTGATGTGGGATGACGTCCGCCTCTTCTGCGAACGGGCGGACGAGCGGGAGGTCGGGCGCCGACATGAAGCCGTTGACCTCCTTCACGCTGATCTCGCCCTCGCCGTGCACGAGGAAGGTGTGGTGCGCGCCGGGCTGCATGCGGGTCTTGCCGTCAGGCGTGGTGACGACGACTTGCTTGTTGCCGGAGATGGCGATGTGAACGGTGGTGGTCATGCGGGGCTCTCGGCTCGGAAACGAAAAAGCCCGCAGGGCAAACCGTGCGGGCTGGACTGTGAGGACGCGAGAAACCCGGCGCAAACCGGGTTCGTCCTGTGCAATTGCTAACGAGGCCCCGACGTTATCACAAGTCCTGCTGATTTGCAAGCATTCCCAGGCGGTTGACCAGCATGGTCCGACCCTCCCGAATCAGCTCGGCGAGCCGCTCCTTGGAGACCGCTGCTACCCGGGCCGCGCCAGAGGGGTCGCCCTTGTAGACGTACGCCCACCGGATCGCATAGCGGTGCTTCTCCGGGAGAGCGGCGACCGCCTTTTCGAGCAGATGGCCGTCCAGCGAGTTGACCGGGATGAAGCACACGCCCCGCTCCACCTCCTCCTTCTTCTGCAGGTGGCGCCACATCGGGTGAGCGGTCCAGGCGCTGCGGCTGTCACGCACCCAGCGGCGCCAGTTGTTCAAGCGCTCATGGATCGCGCGGTGGTCGGGGTGGACTTCGTTGTAGTCGATGTAGGCGCGCGTCTTCATCAGCATGGTCGTTTCTTCTTTCGCGTTACTTCTTCGGGCAGGGTGAATCGGTGGTTGTTTCCGCACTGCAGGCGGCGGCGGGGCGTGCCATCGGGGCGGCGGCGTGTCTCCAGCACCTCCGCCCAGGCGCCGCAGTGCGGGCATGGCGGTGGCAGGAAGCGCGGCGGGCGGGTCATGACTTTCACAGCTCCAGCGCCTGGGCTTCGGTGAAGCCCGCCTCGATGTGCGCCAGGCAGCGAATGCGCCGCTCCTGCGCGATGAGGCGCTGTCGCTCCCTGAATGCGGGCGAGAGCAACTCTTCGGCCCAAGCGCGCAGCAGCTGGGCCAGCTTCACCGCTTGCTGCTCTTTCACGCGAAGCCCTTCAGCAGCGCCTGCAGTTGCTGGGCCTTCTGGATCACCACGGCGTCCTTGGCCCGCTCCTCTTCAATCGATAAGGCAGCAGACTCGATGTCGGCCGCCAGCGCGCGCATGCGCTTTGCGATCCCGTCGAGCAGATCGATGGCGGACACGGGCGCGGCAGGCTCTGGGGTGGTCATGGCAGGTTGCTCCTTTTGTGTGGCGGGGATGGATGGGCGCGAGACAGGGACCCGCTGATAGAGGCCGCTTCCAGTCATCCGCGCGAGCCCGCTGTCCGTGAGCGCGGCCAGGCAACCCTTCAGGATGTGCATGTCGATCCGGCTGCCGGTCGCGCGGTTCATGGCGCTGGCCACCTGTAGGGGCGTCCACGGCTCTTCGACTGGCGTGAACTGGAAGACTTTCTGCGCGATCGTGGTCTGGCCTGCCAGCTTTTGCTGCTGCTTGTCGGGGGTCATGCTCGCTTCTCCATTCGTTTCAGCCTCTTGCCCATCACGGCCTTGAAGCGCTTCAGGTAGGCCACGTCATGGGTGACCACCTGGTTCTGCTGGTAGAGCCAGTCAACCTTGGCGTCGCCGATCCGGGCCCGGATGCGGGGCAGGTACTCGGCCAGGTTGCCGCTCAGATGGTTGTTGCAGATGGAGCAGCCGCGGTGAATGTTCCAGAGGTGGAAGCGCACGGCAGAGGCGGCGCCCACCGAGCGCAGGTGCGAGGCGTGCCACTGGCCGTCCCACTCTGGGCCGCGGTCGCAGGAGCAGCAGCCGAGGTGCACGTCGCGCAGGCGGACGATCTTGTTCACGATGGCTTGGCACTCGGCCAGCCACTTCGCGCGGGGCTTGACCGCCTCCTTGCGCCGGCGCGTCTCAGCCCTCTCCACTTTGGCGGCGGCGCGGGCCTTCTTCGCTTCGGCGCGCTCGGCCTTGGCGGCTTGCGCCTCGGCGTAGCCGTCAATGCAGCCAGGATGGATGCGCTGGCCTGCTTCGAGCTTCCCCTTGCAGTGCGGGCAGCGGGTGCGGCGGAAGGTCATTCCCAGTGCTCCCGAGAGTCCACACCCAAGCCCGACGCGATCTGATGGCCGAGGCACCCGGCCTTGACGAGAAGCCAAGCCAAGAGCCCCAGAAAAACGATCATGAGGAAGACGATCGGCGCAGTGAGGAAGCGCGACCACTTCCACCGCTGTTTTAGCTTGAATGCCCACTTCACCAGGCCGAAGTGCGGCGTCCCAAAGTAATAGCACTTCATCACGCCACCTCCCGATACCGCAGATCCACGTCGCGGGCCACGGCGGTCGCGCGCAGGAACTCGATGAAGTCGCTCATCTCGCGGACGCCGAACTTCGACGTGCGGCTGCCAAGCATCACCATGCCGCCATCCAGGCCCATGGCCACGCGCACGGACTCACGCTTGAACGCGGCGCTCAGCACGTCCTTCCACTCGTCGGGCGTCATCCAGACCATGGCGCCGTTGACGGGCCACTGCAGCTGATCGGCGAAGGCCTGCAGGATGGGCCACATCGCGGCGTTCTGGTCCAGGCTGCGGGTGGGCTCGCTCACGGTGACGCAGTAGCCCTCCGGGGCATTCCGGACGGTCTCAACAGCCAGGCGGCGCGCCGTGGCGTGCACCAGCTTGAAGACGCGCTTCTCAGCCATTGCGCACCCCGCACCAGTCGCGGTACGCCTGCAGCGGCGTGAAGCCGAGCCCGAGCTGCTTGCCGCGCGCGCCGCGCATGCCGCAGTGCCACACCCCGTTGATGCGGATGATGCGGGGCTTCATACCGCCACCTCGTCACGCTCCGGCGCAGGCAGGCGCTGCAGGGCTTCGTCCACGGCGTCGTCGCCGGGGCGGATGGGGCGCAGCCACGCGTCTGGGATGAATGCCTCCTCTCCTGGCATGAAATAGGCCCGCTGCCCGGACTGATTGACGCCACGGATCCCGGCTACGGTTTTGCAGACCCACAGGAATTCGCCAGCGTATCGCCAGTCATAGCGAACCACAGAGGCTGCGTCTTCCGGCGTGGCAACCCCCAGCACCTCCACGATGTGCCCCACAGTGTGAGTGGGGGCGGGCGCGACGATCCGCGCCATGTCGCCAGGCTTGTAGTTCATACCCGCTCCCCCACGTTGAACCACTCGCGCTCGGTGGTGTGAATGACCTCGGACGCGGCGGCGCGACGCTGGTGCGGCCGGCCGTCCTCGTCAACCTCTACCAGCGCAGCCTTTCCAGCCACTTCGCGCGGGCAGCCTGCACATCCGCCGGCGCAGGCCGGTGCTTCGGGCAGGTGTGCTGCGGTGGCGGCGTGGTCCAGTGCTTGCCCAGGGCACACGGTGCAAAGCCGTGCTTCGCCATGGCGGGGTTTGCTTTGGGCGACCAGTGGGCGCAGGTTTGGCATGTCATCGCTCAGTGCCATTTCATCTTTCCTTCCATGCCCAGCGCCTGGCGCGCGGCCTGCAGCGTGAAGGGCTTGATCTTTTCGCCGGCTTGGTCGCGGGCCATGATCGAGCGCGCCCAGTTCTTGCAGTCGTCTTTCGCCTCAAAATCCACCGGCGCGCGCGGCGCGGCCACCGGGGCCGGCAGGCGCGGCAGGTTGTTTTCTTCGGCGTAGGTCTTGCGCGGCGTGGCGGCCTCGCAGGTCTTCACGAACTGCGGCAGGTTGGGCGCGAACTCGGGGTGTTCGGCCATCAGGCGGTGCGCGGCGGCCTCGACCACATCGGGGGCAAACTTCGCCAGGGCGGCGTCCCACACCAGCATGGCGGCGGCCACGCCCTTGTCGCCGCCGGCATCGGACTTCTCGCCGGTGGCGAACTTCGACAGGAACAGGTTGCCGTAGGAGCCGTGCAGCAGCACGAACAGCTTGCGGGTGGTGGACGACGCCTCGCGGCGTGCGCGCGGCTGCTGGCCGGCCTGGTGGATGGCGGCGTGCGCCAGGGTGGAGACGTCGTTCACAGGTTCACCCCTTCGTAGATCGTTGCCGCCGCGGCGGCGTACCGGTTCTGGCCCTGCTGGCCGCGCGGGGCGCCTGCGCCCTGCCCCCGCTGCTGGCCGAACTTCACGGCGTTGCGCAGCCAGGTGCGGAAGCCCGCCTGCCAGTCCTTGAAGACCGTGCCGCGTGCGGTGTGGTGGTCCAGGAAGTTCGCCAGCTCGGCCTGCAGGTCCACGCCGGTATCGGCAGCGATGCCCACGGCGGTCTGGTCTGGAGCGAAGTCGGATGGCACCGTGGTTCCACGGCTTGGCTTGGCCCGCGCGGCAGCGGCGGGAAGATTCAGTGATGGTTCACTGATGGTTCTATGACGGTTATTTGCGGGTGCAACGGGTTGCACCCTTTCCTGCGCTGGTTTGCACCCTTTCGTGTCGCCAGTTGCACCCTTTTCGTCGTCACTTGCACCCTTTTGAAAGGGTGCAATTTCTGCACCCTTTATCCAATCGAGCGAAATGCGGTACTCGCTGGTCATCGAGCGGCCACCGTTGCCGGCGCTGACGAGGATCAGCCAGCCGGATTCCTCCATGCGGCGCAGCTGGTACTGGATCGTGCGTTCGGACTGGCGCGTCTTCTCGGCCAGGGCCTTGATGCCAGGAAACACGCGAGTGCCGTCGTCGCTGGCGTGGTCGGCCAGAGCCAGCGCGGTCAGCATCTCGCCGCCGCCGTTCGGGTAGCGGTCGAACACCGCTGTCATGACGCGGACGCTCACAGCGCCTCCCACACCCGCGCGCCGCCGCGCATCAGGTCTTCGCCGGCCATCTGCACCACGCGGGCATGGCCGGCCTTCAGCAGGTCGGGCAGCCGGCGGTCAATCTGCACCACGGTCAATCCGGTGGTGGCCTGCAGTTCATGGGCGGTGGCGGGCTGGCTGCGCAATGCGGCCAGAATGCGGGCGCAGTGGCCACCCGCGAATTGGGGGGTGCGCTCGGCCGCGAGAACACTGCTCAGCGGGTCGCGCGCGCGGACGAGGTGAGAAATTTGCATGGGCGCTCTCCGATTCAGTGAGAAATGCGTTACGCGAAAGTGATCAGCGCGGCGCGCGCTCGAAGTTCTGCACGCCCAGGCGTCGCCCGAGCTGGCGCATGGCCAGGCTCTCGGCTGCCAAGCGCAGAACGGCCTCATCCAGCGAGAGGCCTTCCTGCTCGGCGTAGTCGATCAAGGCGCGGTAGTCGTTTTCCGGCAGCTCGGCTGCCAGCTGGTGCTGTGTGTCGTTCGGCACGGCATCTCCGTTACGCGAGTGCTACGCGTTTGCGCGTCGCAATGCGGGCGACTGATTTGCAGAATGGGAGGCATGCATACGCCTCCACTTCAACCCCTCCAGCGCCAACTCCAAAATGGTCGGAGTCACCTGCATCCGGCAGGCCTGGGCCTCTTCAGCGAAGAGGCATTTCTGCTCGTCGTTCACCGAGAGGTTGAAACGGTGTTTCTTGATGTCGGCCGGGTCGGGATACATGGCGGGGATTTCCGAAGGATGGTTTGGGGGTTGGTGGGGTGCGCGGCTTCAGGCCGGGCGGTGGGAATGGGTGCCTGCCCTCTCCCGGCGTACATTGGCGGTTCCGCAACTACCAATGCCGAGAGGGGCAGACATGAAAGACGAACTGACGGCCGCAGCAGCAACGCTCGCAGCAGTGGCACTGCAAAAGCGCGTGATGGCCGGGGACGACATCACCGAGGAACTCATGACCGATGCCCTTGTGGCGGCAGCTCGGGCAATTCAGGTAGCGCAGAGGCAGCTTCTCCGGGATGGACCGCCTCGGATCTACTGATTTCGTCCTGCGCCAAGTGCCAATTGAGGCAGGCAACCTCTTGGCGCCCAAGTGCTCGGGCGCGGCGGTATGCCACGGCCGGAGGAGGTGGTGCACCCCAGCGATACGGCTCAGCCATGACTCGCCTCCTTGATGGGCGACAGCTCAGGCCAGATCAGGTGCCAGTCGTCGGGACGGAGGTCGCGGCGGGAGACGGCGCCCTCAGTGGCGCGCTCGATGGCGAGGCAGTGCTGCACAGGAACGGGCCTGGTCCCACTACGCCACTGATGGATCAGGGCGGGGGTGAGTTCGAGCGCCTTGGCAAGAGCCACTTGGCTCCCGAGGATGTCGCACGCCGTCTGGATGGCAAGCTGGTAAGTCATGAGCTGACTTTAGCATCGCTAAGTTCAAAACACAAGCCATGCTAAATCTTTCAATCAATAGCATTGCTATATGAATGAGATATGGTCCCTCGAAGAAGAGGCGGGGCGCCTGCGTGCGCGCTTCGCCGGCGTGGCAAAGGCGGCGTTCGCTCGAGATCACGGCGTGCCAGGCGGCCCGTCCATGCTTTCGCAGCACCTGAGCGGACATAGACCGCTCAACCTGGAGGCTGCGACAGCCTATGCGTCAGGCTTTGGTGTGCCGCTTTCAGAGATCAGCCCGCGCCTTGCGCTTAAGGTTGCCGCAGCTTCAGCTGTCAACGCTGTCGGTGGTGATGGGAACGTCTCAGCAGCCCCCGCTTCGATGAAGCCCCGCAGATACCCGGTCATTTCATCGGTGCAGGCGGGCGAATGGGCGGAGATCGTTGACAACTTCCAGCCGGGCGACGCGGACAGCTGGCAGGACAGTCCTGTCGATCTAGGACAAAACGGTTTTGCGCTGAAGATCGAAGGCGACTCTATGACCAATCCCGCTGGAGGTCGTGACAATTTCCCCGACGGAATCTATGTGCACATCCACCCAGGTATCGAGGCGCAGCCGGGCGACTATGTGGTTGCGAAGCGTGAGCAGGAAAACAAGGCCACCTTCAAGAAGCTTGTCCGCGTAGATGGGGAGCAGTACTTGCACGCCATCAACCCCGCATGGCCGAAGCCCTACATCAAGCTGGAGCCAGGTGACAGGATCATCGGCAAGCTGAAATTCGCGGGCTGGAGTTTCTAGGAGAAACCGCATGAAGACGACGATTGTGTTCGCAACCCTAACACTCGCAACCTTGGCAGGATGCGGGCAGAAGCAGGAGGAGTCGGCTAGCACCCCAGTTGCGGCCGCGCCGGCTGCTTCCCCCTCTGGATCGAAGCAGCAGCCGGCAGGCGCTGGGGCCCCAAGAGAATCTCCGTGGGTCTTCAGTCGCACCAAAGACGAGCTCACCGACGAGAAGCGCGTGGTCGCTCGAATGGAAGGCGGTGAATCGCACCGCCCGACGCAGATAGCCGTCCGCTGCATAGCTGGAGACTTGGACATCGTCGTCGGCTTTGCTGACTATCTCGGCAATGAGAGCAGGCCAGTGAAGTACCGCTTCGATCAAGAGGCAGTGAAGTCAGAGGACTGGTCTATCTCATCGCAAGGCACAGCCCTTTACGTGCTGTCTGATTGGGACTTCGCTCGCCGGTTGATCAAGGCGAAGAAGGTCATCGTGGAGGCCGACGACTTCCGCGGTGTGGCGCACCGCGTCTCACTGGACTATGAAGACACCCAGAACATCGCTGAGGTGCTTGCCGAGTGCAAGGTGCCAGTGGTCTCGCTTGACGAGAAGATCCCAGGCCTCAGGCCGGAGGTCGCGCTGCAAATGGAGCGCTGGGGGCCCAAAAATATCTCCACGAAGAAGCAAGCGCTGGCGCAGATTGCAGGCTTTAAGGGACCAATTGATTCCGAGATGACGCCTGAGTTTGCGCTCGCGGCGCAAGCCTTCTCAGACGGGTATGTGGAGCGCTGCAGGGCGAGGAAAATTAATGGTGAAAACTGCAAGACGATGCGCATCTTCTGGGATGCCAAGATCAAGCAGTCGGGCCCCTGGGTGAGTTCGATCATCTACGAACAAGCGCCGAAGTCTCTCAAGGCCGAAATGGGCAACCTCAAGAACTCCGATTGACCCCACCCCTGGGGCTGCGCGCCAAAGCCGCGCGCCTCATTTCAAGCACTGGAGCGGCATGAGCGGCACCCCCATCCCTGGAATGCTTTCGCACTCCGATGAGCAGACGCTGGCAGATGAAGCCTTCAGGGTTCACGGCAAGATCGTCCACAACGCTTCGCTGGCCGGCGTCTACATGTACGAGACTTTCCACCACTACGCGGGCGCCAAGCGGGCAATTTCACAGGCCATCTTCTACACGCTGGACTCCACGAAAGCACAGGAGACGCTGACTGCGCGTACAGCGCGCGCGGCAGGCGCCGATCCTGTTGCCCTGAAGGAAATTCAGGCCCTTGGCGTTGCCATAGGCAAGGTGATGGAGGATCGAAACCGCATAGCGCACTCGTTCCTTTTGCAGGACGACCCGATCTTTTCTGATGGAGGCATCAAGCTGGTGAACCCGAAGTCGGCGCACTCGGGCCGAGGGCAATCGAGGTCGGCAGGCCAAGCCCTTCCAGCAGATCCAGAGAGTGGTTCAGGGGCAATTTCCCTGTCTTCACTGCAGCAGTCACTGCGAGCTTCAGATGCTCACTTGAGGGCGGCCACTCTGGTATTTCGTAGGCTATGCCAGAGTAACGGAAGAAAGACACAAGTAACCGTCTCACTTTCCTGATCTCATCCGCTACATCCATGTAGTACCCCTGGTCATGGCTGCAGAAGTCGGCGGCGTAGGGCGCCAGCGCCGCCAAGATCTCAAGCGTCACGACAACCGGCGGCTGGGCTGACTTCTCAGCGCTGCGGCTTTTTGACCGGATCACTTGCATCGAGATGTATGCCATGGCAGCGACATCTTCGGGTGGAACGCCAAGGATCGTCAAAGCATCCACCCACCTCCCTCCCTCCTTTTTCATCTCAGCCGTGATCAAGGCGTTCCCTGCAGGCGCCTTTGAAGGGGGATTTCTTTCCGCTTGTTCCATCGCTGCTCCTTCGCCCGAGGGGCGTGGGAAGAATTTTAGCGAAATATTTAGCATTGCTGTTGACAATAAAATTTAGCGTTGCTACAGTCCACCCATCGCCACCCCAGCCCCGACTGGTAAGCGATGGGGCCAATCCATCGAGAGCAACCCGACACTGATCCTTAAAAAGAGAGCGATGTGATGGGCGGCGGCGTGGAAAGCAGACACGCAGTGCAACGGGCGAGCACACCTGAAAAACAGCCAAAGATCCGGCATTTGTAAGGCCGAACAACTCGGGCCCGGCCCCGAGCGGCGTACCAGAAAGGCTTTGTCGGCCTATGAGGATTGCGGGAGCAGCGCCCCGCCCGCTCATCACATCGTTCTCGCTCTGCAGGATGAACAGGTGGCTCCGGCCGCCCTGCCCCTGATCCCGTGCGGCAGAAGAAAAAGCACACGCGGCGCACCCTTTCATGAACGTGCGGCGACCCTCTGGCCCCGAAGCTGGAGGTGGGGAAGGAGCGGCACCCGATAGTGATCGGGCACACGGCGCCAGGCCGACGCAGGAGCCCGTGACAGGGGGAGATGCCTGCAAGGAGCCCTCTTCGGAGGGCCATCACGAAAGACGGCGCGCAGCAGCGTCCAGGCGAGAGCGACATGGGCGGGGAGCGTGAGCCGGGGCCGTCTTTCATGATGGTGAATGCGCAGTAGATGCGCGACACGTTGGAGACGAATCGGCGCCGGGTAGGTCCTAGGCCGTGCCCGAAAGGGCCAGGCGGCTGCTATGCAAAAACCAGTGCGGCCCTAACCACCATCAGAAATTCGACCTCGTTTACGGGGTCTACGCAGAGTGGCGAACGCGGCTTTCTGCTTACGAATGTAGCCTGGAAGGGTGAGCGCGACGCCTCGGAGAGACGAGGACCATCAAGAGCGGGTCGGTCGGAATGGGCCGGGCGCGCAGCAGGTGGAAGCCCTGCACCTATTCCAAGCGCCCTCACCACGAGGGCGTTTCTGTTTTCAAGGAGAACGACATGCAAGCCATCACGATCAACGGCGTCAAATTCCAGCGTGTGATGCCAGAGCCCTGCCTGCGTCTCATCCAGTGGGGCAAAGGCCTGCCAATCACCTGCGCATGCACTCGCTGCGCGGCACGTGGCCAAACTCCGGCGCAGGCCAAGGCCTCTGTGGATGCCGCTCATGGCCGTTGACCACAGCAAGCTCAAAGCCTGGGCGCTTTGCTGGCCAGAAGACCCGCGGGCACTACTGTTTGACAGCGAGAAGCTGGCGGAGGAAAACCGCGTTTGGTTCTCGAAGAACTACAAGACAACGCCGCAAGGGGCGGCCCGCGGCGAGCCCTTCATTTTGAGGCTCAGCGTCACGGCAAGCCTGACATGCATCGAGACTGACCTGCTCAAAGCCCTGCGACACATAGAGGCTGTTGCGCTTGCTGATGATCCCCGTGATCTTCCAGGGATTGTTCAGACTGCGCGCCGCGCGATATCCAAGGCCTCATAAATCACGCCCTGACCCCGATGGCGCCCCCTTTCCGGCGTCTTTGCTCAGAGCCGCCCTTCACCGCGCCAGGCCTGAGTCGCAACCTCTTGCCCGGCAGCCACACGGCAGCGGTTCTTTTCTTCCCACTGCCGGCCTAGTGCTGGCTTTTTCTTTGGAGCAGGCCAATGAGCAAGAAGTACAAGCCAATCGACGTTGACAAGCTGGACCAAGTGCTTGGCGGAAAGGCTATGGATATCCTCCCGAAATGGGGAGATATTCCCGAGCAGTTCAAGCGTGGGTCAAATCCATGGGTCAAATGGCAGCAGCAGTGGTTTTTCAGTGGGCTGAAAGCCATGCCAGTTCCTAAGGAAGGGATCGACCTCAAAAAGGCAATGAGCAACTTGGCCTGCTGCCAAGGTTCCTTTGAACCCAAGCATGAGCACAAGGAAGCCGGCGTGGCTTACCTCGCGAGTCTCTGGTTTTCTTCCCCTGGCGAAACGCCCGCCACCTAACCCATTCACCGCGCCGTGCAGCGCAACTATCACCCTCCTCCTTGGTTTGCACGGCAGCCCTTCGGGGCAGCGGTCTTTCTACACCCCACCAGCCCGCCGCGTGCGGGCTTTTTTACGACCACCACCAGGAGCAAGCATGTCTCAGCCAATCATCCGCATCGTGTCCCGCTGGGACTCGGATCGTGTCCTCTTCGAATGCGAGGCCCCGGCCGAGCTAGAAAGCGGCCTCTATCTCCGCCACGCGCTTGAGAGAGCGACGGCCGGCCATGCCGACCTGAGCGGTGCCGACCTGCGCGGTGCCGACCTGCGCGATGCCGACCTGCGCGATGCCGACCTGCGCGGTGCCGACCTGCGCGGTGCCGACCTGAGCGGTGCCGACCTGCGCGGTGCCGACCTGCGCGGTGCCGACCTGAGCGGTGCCGACCTGCGCGGTGCCGACCTGAGCGATGCCGACCTGCGCGGTGCCGACCTGCGCGGTGCCGACCTGCGCGGTGCCGACCTGAGTCTCGGCGATGACGTTCCCTCAGTGCCGGACATCCACCAGCAGGTGTTCGCAGCGGCCAGCCAGCCGGGGGCACTCGACATGAGCCGCTGGCACTGCGGCACAGCGCACTGCCGGGCAGGCTGGGTCGTCACGCTTGCCGGCGAAGCAGGCAAGGCCCTCGAAAACCGCATGGGCACGGCGGGCGCTGCAATGGCCATCTATCTGAAGAGCGATCCGGCGCGCTGGGGCAAAAGCAGCGATGAGCGTCTTCCGGATTTTTACTGCCAAAACTCCGAAGCGCTGGCCGACATGAAGCGCATGGCGGATGAGGAATCTGCTGCATCTGCCGCTCAACCCTAAAACCTCCAGCCGCCCACCGAGGCGGCTTTTTTTATGCCCGGAGCAATCCATGGACTACCTACACCCGGCCATGCAGGAAGCACTGCGCGGCCACTGGCCCCTGACCATCGCACCGGGGACTCCACCAGAAGAAGACCGCCGCGTGCAGGCCGACATCGAGCACATGCAGCACCGCGAGGCCATCCGCGACGCCGTGGCGCTCAACCGGCAGATCCGCGCTGCGGCGCAGCCTGGGGTGTCGTGATGAGCGATCACACCGCATGGCGCCGCCCGACGCGCTCGCAGATCGACGCATGCCAGGCCGCTCGTCGTAAGGCCCTGTGGGAGCACACGGCGCGCGAACTGCTGGTCGAGGCCGAGGCTGCACTCGCCGGCTGCACCGACACGCCCGCGGCCCAGCTTCGGGCGCGTATTGCCCTCTTCCTGGCCACCACCTGAAGGAACCGACATGAAACACGCATGGGCATGGATTGCCGGAATCTGCCTGCCAATCGCCGTGGGCGCCTACGCGGCCAACGATCACGAAGCAGAGGCCGACCGACAGGACGCCGAAGCGCTGGCCTCGCGGGACTTCGCGGCGCGCGCTGTCTGCAAGGGCCGCGCGTTCGAGTGGACCGACGACAAGACGCTGGTGTGCTTCAAGGAACTGCCATGAAGGAGCGGCCCATCCTCTTCAGCGGGCCGATGGTCCGCGCGCTGCTGGCCGGCACGAAAACGCAGACGCGGCGGGTGTGCAAACCACAGCCGATTGCGAATGCAGAGTTCGTTGGCGGGCACTACCTGCCCGGGGGCAAGCGCAACCCAGGCCAAGAAATTTCCGTGGAAGCGCCGTATGTGCATATTGCTTGCCCCTACGGCCAGCCGGGCGACCGCCTTGTTGTGCGTGAGTCCTTCCGCTTTCCCGCCAGCCTGGATAAGTTCTCGCCTTCCGTCGTGGGAGAGAAGGCTCTAGCCGCCGGTTACCGCAGTGCGTGGGCACCAACACAGTACGAGGCCGATGGGTCGCGCACGGGCCAGTGGCGCGGCTTCGATACGCCGCCTATGGAAACCGTGCCCGGAAAGCTGCGTCCCGGCATCCACATGCCCCGATGGGCCAGCCGCATCCTGCTGGAGATCACCGACGTTCGCGTGGAGCGCCTCCAGGACATCAGCAAAGCAGACGCCATCGCGGAAGGTCTCACGCAGACCGCCTCGGGCTCCTGGCTGCCCGGCCCATGCGATCACCCCGAATGGGCATACCACCAACTGTGGGACCAGATCAACGGCGCCGGCTCCTGGGATGCCAATCCGTGGGTATGGGCCATTTCCTTCCGCAGGCTGCCATGAGCCTGCTCCGCACCATCCAGCTCGCGGCCCTGGCGCTCGCTTGCTTCGCCCTCGCCGGCTTCGCGGCTGGCGTCATCACCGCATTCCTGCCACCACCACATTGAGGATCACATGAGCGCTATTGCCACCACCGACAACGCCGCCCTCGCCCCGCGCGGCATGGGCTTCGACCTGAGCCCGCAGACCTTCCAGCAGGCGATGGATTTCAGCAAGATGCTGGCCGACTCCGACCTGGTGCCCAAGGACTTCAAAGGCAAGCCGGGCAACTGCATGATCGCCATGCAGTGGGGCTCCGAGCTGGGCCTGAAGCCGCTGCAGGCGCTGTCTAACATCGCGGTGGTGAACGGCCGGGCCGCCCTCTGGGGTGACGCCGTGATCGCCCTGGTGCGCGGCAGCGCTGTGTGCGAGTACGTCAAGGAGACGGACGACGGCCAAACCGCCACCTGCCGCGCCAAGCGCAAGGGCGAGGCCGAGCATGTCGTGACCTTCAGCATGGAAGACGCGCGGCAGGCGGGGCTCGCCGGTAAGCAGGGGCCGTGGACGCAGTACCCCAAGCGCATGCGCCAGATGCGGGCTCGGGCGTTTGCTTTGCGCGACGTCTTCCCTGACGTGCTGCGCGGCATGCCCATCGCCGAAGAGGTGCAGGACACGCCGACCGAGCGCCACATGGGCCAGGCCGAAGAGGTCGCGCCCGCAGCGCCCGCCAAGCCGGCCGCGTACCCGCAGGCCGACTTCGACAAGAACGTGGCCGCTTGGGCAAAAGCCATCGCCGCCGGCAAGAAGTCCATGGCCGATGTGATCGCTACGGTGGAAGCCAAGGCTCCATTGACCGACGAGCAGAAGCAGGCGCTGGCGGTCGAGGCCCAGAAGCTCATGCCGCAGGACGTGGAGGCGAGGCCGGCCACCGGCGCGCCAGCAGTGGATCTCGCAGCGCTGGAGCGCCGCCTGCGCGATGCGCAGGACCTGGACACGCTCTATGACGCCGCCGCACTGCTGGACGCCATCGCTGACCCCGCCGAGGGAACCCGGCTCACCGAAATCTTTGACGCTCGGGTTGCCGAGATGAAGGGCTGAACATGCGCCACATTCGATTGACCCAGGGCAGCCCCGACTGGCTAGCCCACCGCCGCACCACCCGCAACGCCAGCGACGCGCCGGCCGTGCTGGACTGCAGCCCGTACAAGAAGCGCAGCGAGCTGGTGCGCGAGCTGGCCACCGGCATCGGGCAGGATTTCAGCCCCGAGCAGCAGGCCATCTTGAACAGCGGCCACGTCTTCGAAGCGCTCGCCCGCCCGCTGGCCGAGGACATCGTGGGCCAGGAGCTGTACCCGGTCGTGGGCGTGCACGACGACGGCGTGTACGGCGCCAGCTTCGACGGGCTGACGATGCTGGAGGACGTGGCCTTCGAGCACAAGCGGCTGAACGCCGCGCTGCGCGATGCGATGACGCTTGGATGCACGGGAGCCGACTTGCCGTTGGGCTACCAGGTGCAGATGGAGCACCAGGCGCTGACCTGCCCCACGGTCGAGCGCACGCTGTTCATGGCCTCCGATTGGCGACGGAATGCAGACACCGGCGAATGGGAACTGGTCGAGGAACGCCACTGCTGGTACACGCCGAACCCCGCGCTGCGCGCCCAGATCCTGGCCGGCTGGGAGCAGTTGGAGAAGGACGTGGCGGCCTACGTGCCGCCGGCCGCAGCAGCAGCGGCGCCGGTGGGCCGCGCACCGGACGCCCTGCCCGCGCTGCGCATCGAAGTCACGGGCGCCGTCACCGCGAGCAACCTGGCCGAATTCCGGTCCACGGCGCTGGCCGCGATCCAGGGCGTGAACCGTGAACTGAAGACGGACGCCGACTTCGCTGACGCCGAGGCCAGCGTGAAGTGGTGCGCCGATGTCGAGTCGCGCATCGCCGCGGCCAAGGATCACGCACTGTCGCAGACGCAGAGCATCGAAGAGCTGTTCCGCACTATGGACGACATCACCGCCGAGGCCCGCCGCGTGCGGCTGGAGCTGGATCGGCTCGTCAAGGCGCGCAAGGAGCAGATCCGGGGCGAGATCGCCGCCGAAGGTGTCGCCGCGCTGCGCACGCACGTCGCAGCGCTGAACACCCGGCTGGGCCAGGCGTACATGCCGACCGTGCATGCCGACTTCGGCGGCGTCATCAAGGGCAAGCGGACCGTCGCCAGCCTGCGCGACGCGGTGAGCACCGAGCTGGCGCGCGCCAAGATCGCAGCCAACGAGGTGGCCGACCGCATCCAGGCGAACATGCAGGCGCTGGCCGCCGCGGGCGAAGCCGCACAGTTCCCTGACGCTGCGCAGCTAGTGCTGAAGGCGCCGGACGACCTGGCCGCGATCATCGCCAATCGCGTAGCGGAAGCTGAGCGCCGGGCGCAGAAGGCGGTCGACGAAGCGCTGGAACGGCAAAGGCTGATCGACGCCGAGAAAGACGCGCAGCAGGGGATCGCAGAAGCGCGCGCCGCGGACGCGCTGCCGGCGCCGCTGCTGGACGCGCTGAGCGACTTGGCGGCCGACGTGAAAAACGACGCGGTGGCCGGCATCGACGCCCAGACCGCCATCGGTGCGGCGCAGGCGAGCGCGGCCACGGTGGGGGGCGACACGATCACGCTGGGCAGGATCAACGCCCTGCTGGCGCCGATCAAGCTGGACGCCGCCGGACTGGAGGCGATGGGCTTCGAGGTCACCCGCGTGAAAGCTGCGGCCCACTTCCCTGCCACCATGTTCCCGATGCTCTGCCGCGCGGTGGCGAAGCGGGCGACGGACGCGGCGACGGCGGGCGTGGGCGCGGCGGAGGCCGCCTGATGGCATACGAGCCGATCAACCGCCGCCAGGTGGTCGAGGCCCTGCGCGAGTTCGGCCCGATGACCCGCTACGACCTGGCCGAGCACCTGGGTTGGACGCCGGGCAAGGTGGGCACCACCATCAGCTCGACGCGCTGGCTCTTGCCGGGTCAGGTGTTTCGGATCGTCCGCTACCGGGACCGCATCTACCAGGGCCGGCTGCAACAAGTCGCAGTTTTTGCGGCCGAGGCCGGCACCGATGCGGTGCGCCCGGCGATGGATGCCGACTCCCGTAGGCTGCTGATCAACGCCCGCTACCGGGAAAAGAACCGGGCCAGCATCAACGCGAAGGATCGCGCCAGGCGCGCGCGGGCGCAGGGCGCTGACGTGGTGGTGAACCCCTGGCTGCAGCTCGCCCCGCCCAACATGCGCGCGGCGATGTCGCAGCGCCCGCCAGCGCCACCCAGCACATAACCACCGCCCGCCACAGCGCGGGATATCCCCATCGATGCCCCCTCTTGCGGGCTTTCTTGTTTCTGGAGCGCGCATGGCTGACACCACCCCATCCCAAGGCCCGCTGCGCCTCGCCGAAGCGCTGGAGCGCATGCGGCCCGAATTCTGCGGCAACCAGGCAACGCTGCTGGAGGCGGCGGCCTTGATCCGCGAGCAGCACGCGGCCCTTGCCGCACCCCAGCCCAATGCAGCGGCTGATGGGTGGATGCCGATCGAGACGGCGCCGAAGGACGGGACGGAAATTGACCTGTTCAGCCGTCACGGCCACCGGGAAGCAGGCGCAGCCTGGGGCCTGCCTCCGCACGAATGCGGCGAGATGGGGCGGTACTGCGACAGCGAATGGCACGACTATGAGCCTGGATGGGTGACGGATTTCTGGGGAGAGCCTCAGCCTGACAGCGAGTTCACCCACTGGCGCCCGCTGCCCGCCCCTCCCACCCTCAGTGCAAGCAAAGAGGGCTGAGCCATGGCCGACATAGACGTTCGGGCAGTGATGCTCAGGATCCCGACGGTCGCACGCCTGTACTACACCGGCTCCCCAACTCGGCGCTATCGCCGCGCGAGCACGCAGGACGGACCAGGGGAGCCGCTGGTGCATCGAAGCCACGTAGAGCGCGAACTGAACCGCCTGCGCGCCGAACTTTCAACGAAGGATCACCCATGACCACCCCAACCCCCACCCAGCCCGCGCCAGACGCTCCGGAGGCGCTGCGCCTGGCGGAGAAGCTGGAGCGCTACGGAGCCCTCCACCATGAACTGGCTGCTGCCACCGAACTGCGCCGCCTGCACGCCCTTGTCACGGCAGCGCTCACGGTCGAGGAGTCAATCGCGGCTCTGAAGATCGCCCTGCGCGACTCAAAGGGCTGGGCGCAAAGCTACTCAGATGCGCTCATCCGCGATGCCATTGATCGAGTGCCCGGTGCCGTGCCGGACGGCTGGAAGCTGGTGCCGATCGAGCCAACGCCGGAGATGCTGAGTGCTGGGGGCTATGAAGAAACTGCGACGACCGACTCCTACAGAGGAGAGGTCTCTGTATATATCGGAGACGATGTAGCCAGGAAGGTTTATCGCTCCATGCTGGATGCAGTCCCCACCACCGAGCAAGCGGGGGCTGAGAAGTGCCCCTCCTGCCGAAACGGCGATCTTTACGCCTGCACCTGCCCGTTTCCCACCAGTCGCAACTGCGCCACGTTCGCCGCCCCCGGTGGGGAAGCGCCAGCAGAATGGGATGCAGGACGACTGCCGGGTGAATTCAAGACAGGCGAGCACATAGTTTGCATGACGGCCCGTAACGCCCAATTTTTAACGGAAGGTGCGACGTATCGCGCAGGTGCGATGAATGAGGGAGATGTCTTTTTGGTGAATGACAAAGGCGAATCCGCAGAGTACTTGGCGTCTCGCTTTGTGGCCGCCCAGATCCAGAAAGGCGCAGCCTGATCCGGCCCCCACCGCGCTCCCATCCCCACAGACCCACAGCCCGCCTTGAGCGGGCTTTCTTTTTGGAGATCCCCCATGTTCAAGAATCTGACCTTCTACCGCATTGCCCCCGAATGGCAGGCGGAACTGACGCAGGTGGACGAGGCGCTCGCCAAGCTGCCCTTCGCCGAATGCGGCGCCACGCAGGAAAAGTCCATCGGCTGGGTGCCGCCCCGCGGTGAGGCGCATGGCCCTATGGCCGAATCGGTCGGCGGGCACTGGGTGCTGCGCTTCATGGTGGAAACCAAGGTGCTGCCCGGCTCGGTGCTGGCGCGCAAGGTGAAGGACAAGGCCGCTCGCATCGAGCAGGAGACCGGCCGCAAGCCCGGCAAGAAGGAATCGAAGGAGCTGAAGGAAGAGGCCAAGCTCGACCTGCTGCCCATGGCCTTCACCAAGCAGGGCTCGATGTGGGTGTGGATCGACCCGAAGGCGCATTTCCTGGTGCTGGACACGTCCTCCCATGGCCGCGCCGACGAGGTGACGAGCCTGCTGGTCGAGTCGCTGCCCGGCCTGTCGGTGTCGCTGCTGGACACGCAGACCAGCCCGCAGGCCGCCATGTCGCACTGGCTCAAGGAGCAGGAGCCGCCCGCCGGCTTCAGCGTGGACCGCGAGTGCGAGCTCAAGAGCGCCGACGAGACGAAGGCGACCGTGAAGTATGGGCGGCACCCGCTGGACATCGAGGAAGTGCAGGCGCACATCGACGCGGGCAAGCTGCCCACCAAGCTGGCCATGACCTGGGATGACCGCGTGTCGTTCGTGCTGACGGACGGCCTGCAGCTCAAGAAGCTGGCGTTCCTGGATGCCGTGTTCGAAGGCGGCGAGAAAGACGACGGCGGCTTCGACGCCGATGTGGCCATCGCCACGGGCGAGCTGTCGAAGCTGATCCCCGACCTGATCGAAGCGCTGGGCGGCGAGGGCCGCACGGGATTGGAGGCGGCATGTCCGAATACCTGAGCGGCCCCGAGCTGCACCAGCTGACCGGCTACGCGCGCGGCGCGCAGCAGGCGGCATGGTTCAAATTCCGGAGCATTCCGCACAAGCTGGACGGCGCCCGCGTCATTGTCTCGCGTGTGCATGTCCAGTCCTGGCTGGAGGGCAAGCCGGTGATAGCGCGCGGCGGGATGAACGTCGCCGCCATTCGATAGGAGAAAACATGCCGAAGGCGACAAAGTACCCCAGGCTGAAAACGATGATCCGGCGCGGCCGGTCGGGCCAGGTCTGGGTGTATTACGCCTACGACATGCGGCCGGACGGCAAGCCTGACATCAACCTGGGGAAAGACCGTGCGCGCGCGCTGGAGCAGTGGGAGCAGCTGCACAACAAGACGCCCGTCACCATCGGCCGCCTGGAAGAGGCGTTCGCGCGCTTCGAAGAGAGGGAGCTGCCGAAGTACGAGAACAAGGATACGCGCACCACCTACGCGAAGAACTTGCGCATGCTGCGTCCCGTGTTCGGTGCGATGGCCTGGGACGAAGTGGACCTACCCTCACTGCGCCTGTACCTGGACCATCGGACGGCTAAGACGCAGGGCAACCGGGAAATGTCTTTGCTCCGCATCGTGTGGGGCAAGGCATTGCTCTGGGGTATGACCCGCCTCCCCTGGCCTGCGGCGGGCGTGCGCGACTGGAAGAACGAAGAGCACGCCCGCGAGTTTGAGGTGACGGCGGAGATGTTCGCAGCGGTATACGCCCAGGCCGACCAAGTGCTGCGCGACTGCATGGACATTGCCTCCGCTACTGGCATGCGCATCACCGACGCCCGCACGGTCCGCATGCCCGTTGATGGCGTCATCACGCACCGCGCCAGCAAGACCAAGAAAGCTGTCCAGTTCGCCGTGGCCGACTCGCCGGTGTTGACGGCGTTGGTCGCGCGGCGAGAGGCAATGCGCGCGCACAGCGTCATCCTGCTGGCCACCTCCACCGGCCGGCAGGTTTCGGCGCGAATGCTACGCGCCCGCTGGGACGAAGCGCGCGACGCGGCCGCCTACCGGGCGGAGATCACGGGCAATGCGGAGTTGGGCGCGCGCATACGCGCCATGTACCTGCGGGACATGCGCAGCATGGCAGCCGATCTGGCGACCGACATAGACGAGGCCTCGAAGCTGCTGCAACACAGCAGCAAGGCGCTGACTGCCAAGCACTACCGGACGAGGGCCGACAAGCTCCGCGCGGTGCGCTAAAACCGTTTCCTCGAAGACTTGCCAATAGGGAGCGGTAAATCGCGCTTTTTGAGGAAATTATCGGCCTGCAGCCCGCATGAAACCTCACTTGTGCAGGGGACTCAAAATCCCCCGCCGCAAGGCGTGCCGGTTCGATTCCGGCCCCGGGCACCATGGCTCTTTAGCTATGGTTTTTGAGTGAATAGGCGCATCGTTGGCGCGGGCATTGGCGCAACAATCGGCGCCCGGCACGCCCCCAGCGCCGCCAGCAACTCCCCCTCATACCCCTCCCGTCGCTCAATCTCTGCCATCGCCGCGCGCGCGAAGTCATCCAGTGATGCGCTCAGCTGAGGTGAGCAGTGCTTGCCCTGCCCCTCGACTCCGGAAACAGAACTACACTGCCGCACCCTCCTCACACCGGCTATAGAACGCTATGCATCATCGATACCCCCAATGGGGCTTTGCCCGCTGCATAGCTCTCGCTACCCTGCTTGCCGGAGCGGCCGCCGCTCAAGCGGCCCATACGGTCTACGTCTACCAGAGCGGCCCCGATGTGATCGCCCAGGGCAGTGGGCCGATAAACACGGCCGGGATCACGCTCTTCGGGAACACTGGCAACTTCATTCCGGACGTCCAGGCAAATGTCGGCCGCATCGCAATCGGCACGGCAGCGTCGACCCAGTGGCAAGGCATCAGCGGGCCCACCAGCTTCGGCAATGGAGGACAGGCTTTCGCGACGTCTGTCACCGGCAACTTCGTAGGCGTCGTGGGCGTGAACAACTCGATTCGACTTCCCAATGGCTACGTCTCAGGTGCGCCACTTCAGAATTCGGCTCGATGGAACGGGCGCACCCTGGCCTCACTGGGCTTGAATGTCGGAACCTATACCTACACATGGGGCTCGGGTCCCACCAGTGACAGCCTCACGCTTGTGATCGGATCAGCCCCGCCGGTGGCTCCGTCAGCGCCAGCGACCGTGCCGACCCTTTCACAATGGGGCCTCATCCTGCTGTCGCTTCTGCTAGCTAGCTTCGGCGGCGCAATGAGCCGGCAACGGTGCTGATCGCACCCTATGCCTGAGCCCGCTTCTCAGCGGGCCTTTTTCGTTGTGAGATGGCCGCAGCACTGCGATCCTTCCCTGCTGCCACTCATGAAGCGCCCGCCACGCGCGGGTCATCACTCTTTCGCTCGCTGCTTGAGCTAACGTCCAGCCAGAATGAGTTCACGGGCGGAGTGACCGCTTGATCGGCGCGCGGCAACCTTCAAACGCGGTCAGCAAAAACGCATCGTAGCCTTTACGCCTCTCGATCTCCGCCAAGCCGGAGGGTGGTGCGGCGCGGGCTAAACCCACAGGGCTTTGGCAATTACTGCTGAATGCGCAACGGAGGCAAGATTTGGGCAGGAAGCCCAATTGACGCAGGGCTAACAGCAGTCAGCTCCCATCCTTGTTGAGTACTTGAGGAACTAACGCAACCCGACGAGTTATCGAAGCCCTGGGAGGCAGACATGCTCGTTGTCGTCGCACTGCCATCAGCCTGAATGCTCGACGCCACAGGGACCATCAATGAATTCTTACTTGTCGAGTAAACGGTCCATTTCGCATGGGCGTAGGAGACTGCGGAGCTGCCAGAGTTTAGCCAAGCGGTGCCGCTACACGAACCGGCGTTGAATACAGAGTAGTAGATTTGCGCGGGAAGATACGCACCCGTCCAGCGAAGCGAAAGCACGTTGCCCGTACTTGTGATGATGTCAACCGTGTTACGCGCCGACGATAGAACCGTCCCAAGCACCGCGTCATTGGCGTCAACCAGTTTCGGGCCCGACCCAGAGCCCGAAGGACCAACAGGACCTGCTACACCTTGTGGCCCTTGCGCTCCGTCTGCTCCGGCTGGTCCCGTAGGGCCTGCTGGCCCCTGAATGCCTTGAGGCCCCTGTGGGCCAGCGGGTCCCTGAACACCTGCGCCACCTGCAGTTCCGGCAGCACCAGTCGGGCCCGCAGGACCCTGTGGGCCAGCGGGTCCCGTTGCGCCCGTAGGACCTGCGGGGCCTGCTGGTCCAGCGGGCCCCGCACCTGCGCCGGCGGCGCAGGGCCCGAGCTTTCCGGTGACTGCGTCGAAGCACGTCAGGGTCGAGGCCGTTGCAGCACCGCCTATTGCCGGCAGAAACACGTCGCCGTTGTCCTGGACGCGGAAACGTTCCTGATTCGCTGTTGCGCCCTTCACGACGAAGCCGCCGCCCTGAGGGACTGTAGCGGTGATGTCCGCTGCCATTGAGACGGTCGAAAGAACCGCACCGCTTGCAATCAACGAACGGACAAGGGTTGGATTAAGCAAGCGCATTTTTGGCCTTTGTGCTGAAGCGACGGCGGTTGACGAAAGCCAACATCCCGATGAGTGCGGA